TTCGGCACGCTGCCTTCAACCGTCCGAAAACGGTTCAACAACGATCCCGGCGAATTCCTGGAATTTGTCGGTGATCCTTCCAACGCCGAAGAGATGGTCTCTCTCGGCCTCTCACAAGCTCGTACAGAGCTAACTGACGTCATTGACGACCCTACCCCGCCTAAAAAGCGTCAAGGCTCTAAGAACCCCGCTCCTTCGTCCGACTTGGACGAAATACCACCAAAATCCGATTAGGATTGACAATCTGGGCATGGTCCCCCTCTTGTCGTAACCATGCCCACTGACACCAAAGTGTCAAAACAAACCCCGGAAAGGGACAAAAATGAAACGTAAGAAGCTTTCTCGCAAACAATCCAAGCGAAAATTCTCCAAAGGCAACGGCGTCAAAGCCAAAAACATGCTCGGCGGCAACGTGATGCGTGGCGGGATCCGCCTCTAGTGCAGTGCAACTGCTTAATCCCCCTGTACAAGGCTACAGAGGGTGGAATGACCGGCTCCCCCAAGAAAGGCTACGGAGACGTAGTTTTTCGAGTGAGTACCGGTCAGTGCATGGCCTGCCGCATACGCCTCACTAGAGAGTGGGCGGCGCGGGCCATGCACGAAACTACCCTCCACGAACAATCAATGTTCGCTACTCTCACGTATTCAGACGAGGAAATTCCAAATGGCAATTCACTCAACAAAAAACATCTCCAAGACTTCCACAAAAGGCTCCGCAAAAGTCGTCCGCATGTGCGACTACTCGCGTGCGGAGAATACGGGGATGAGACCGATCGGCCACATTATCACGGCCTATATTTCAACTTATCGTTTGAAGACAAAGAACACATCAAAACCATTGACGGAAAACCCCTCTACAGATCCAACACTCTCGATCGGATCTGGGGACACGGACAATGCAACTTCTATGATAACATCACCCCCCAATCTGCCGGATACGTAGCCGGATACACAAAGAAAAAAACCGGCGAAATGGCGGAAACTTACTACCAATGGATAGATCCCGACACTGGCGAAATCTTCGACAGACAACCCGAATTCAAAACCCAGTCTCTACGGCCGGGTATTGGCCAAAAATTCGCCCTCAAATGGATAAAAGACATCTATCCCCGCGATCAAGTCATCTACGATGGCAACCCTATTCTGCCCCCGCGCTACTATGACAAACTGTGTGAAAAACACTTCCCTGAACTTTGGCTGCAAACGAGACGGAAACGGCTCGTCAAGGCCAGAAAAAAACAGCAACAATACAAGGAGTTAGCTAACGCAGACAAATCCAAAATCCCCTACCAGGGCTCGGATCGCCATGGAATGGCCTCCGAAAAAATCCTGAAATCTAAAAAACTCTCTAGGAACGAAAACAAATGAAAACCGTTTACTCTATCTTCGACTCTGTCGGCGGCTTCTATAGCCCAATCTTCCAAGCTGAAAACGATGCACATGCCACTCGCATGTTCTCTCAAAGTCTCGGCGCTGATAACGCCCATATGGCCGACTACACCCTCTGGAAACTTGGCACCTTCGATCCCGACGGTGGCGAGCTCACAACCATGAAAGAACCCCGACTGGTCCTGAACGGCCTGTCTCTCAAGAAAGGCTCCGAACAATGAAATCTGTAATGTCACACAACTTTAGCAAGGTCCCGAAAGCGGATATTCCTCGCTCAAGTTTCAACCGCTCTCACGGTCACAAGACCACGTTTAATGCCGGGGAGCTCATCCCCATTTACGTAGACGAGGCTCTGCCAGGGGACACTTTCAATGCAAAACTTACGGCCTTCGGCCGACTGGCCACTCCTATTCATCCGTTTATGGATAATATGTACATTGATACCCATTTTTTCGCTGTTCCTCTCCGCTTGCTCTGGGACAATTGGGAAAAATTCAACGGCGCCCAAGACGCCCCCGGCGATACTACTGACTATCTTATCCCCACGCTCACAGCCCCTGTTGGTGGCTACCAGCCAAGCACAATGTCCGACTATTTCGGAATACCAACCCTTGTCGATGGCCTTGAAACCTCGGCCCTCTGGCATCGTGCCTATAACCTTATCTGGAACGAATGGTTCCGGGACCAAAACCTACAAGACCCTGTGCCAGTATCCACCGGCGACGGTCCAGACGATCCCGCTAACTACACAATTCTCCGGCGTGGCAAGCGTCACGACTACTTTACGTCCGCCCTCCCATGGCCTCAAAAAGGTCCTTCAGTAGACCTTCCCCTTGGCACCTCTGCTCCTGTCATCGGAATTGGGATCAACAATCCACCGCCCGCTGCTGGCTCTCAAACGCTTAATTACACAGACGGCACGGTTGGCGAGACCAATCCCGGTTGGTCTACTCAATTTGGCATGGACGAAGATCCCAACAATGTTGGTTTTCCCAACATCCGCGCGGATCTCTCCGAAGCGACTGCCGCGACTATTAACCAGCTACGGCAAGCCTTCCAAATCCAAAAACTCTATGAGCGGGACGCCCGAGGCGGCACCCGCTACATTGAAATCCTAAAATCACATTTCGGTGTGACTTCTCCAGACGCTCGCTTGCAGCGTCCTGAATACCTGGGCGGCTCTTCTAACCCTATCCAACTCAATCCCGTCGCACAGACCCAAGAAACCACCGATACCTCTCCACAAGCCAATCTCGCTGCCTACGGGACCGTAGGAATGCGACCTCATGGCTTTAACAAATCGTTTGTAGAACACTGCGTCGTCATAGGCTTTGCCTCCATGCGCGCAGATCTCACTTACCAACAGGGCCTCAATCGAATGTTCTCGCGCTCTACGCGCTGGGACTTCTACTGGCCCGCCCTTTCCCACATCGGCGAACAAGCCGTACTCAACAAAGAAATCTTCGCTGACGGCTCTGCCGCAGACGATGACGTCTTTGGCTATCAGGAACGGTTCGCAGAATACCGCTACAAGCCATCACTCATTACCGGCGAATTCCGTTCCAACTTTCCGCAAAGTCTCGACACTTGGCACCTTAGCCAGGACTTTGCTTCCCTTCCTGCTCTCAACTCTTCATTCATTGAGGAACAACCCCCGGTCGACAGGGTAATAGCAGTGCCCACCTCACCGCATCTTATCCTTGATACCTACATGATGCTGAACACCGCACGACCTATGCCTGTTTATTCAGTACCGGGCCTCATCGACCACTTCTAATCTAAGCAGGAAAACTCTTATCGGGAATTTTCGAACCGGCCCTTAGGCCGGCCCGGCTTTAGCCGGGTTCCCGTCCCACCCTTAACACTCCACACGCGGGCGCTGCTCGCTCGTGCCGGAGGCACAACCTATAAGGAAACCACCCATGGACCCCATTATCGGCGGCGCTCTCATTCAGGGAATCGGTGGGATATTCTCCAACCGATCCAATAAAAAAATCGCCCAAGCCCAAATGGCCTTTCAGGAACGTATGTCCAACACGCAATACCAACGCGGAATGGCAGACATGAAAGCCGCGGGCCTCAATCCAATCCTCGCCTATAAACAAGGCGGCGCATCCTCTCCTGCTGGTGCGTCCGCAACTATGCAAAACGTCGCCCAGGGCGCCGGTGCTGCGGGGATCGCCAAAGCCCAACTTCGCCAACAAGCTGGATTGATCGCCGCGCAAACTGCCCAACTTGGCTCTCAAACTGCCCTTAACGAAGAAAAACAAATCACAGAACAAGTGAACCAAGTCGCCACAAAGGCGGTTACTGCTCTCAACCTTCAGAAAGAACTCACAGAAACCAACCTCACCGAACAAGAACGCATTCGCATTGAAACTGCGATGGCTACCCTCGGCAAAACTCGGATGGATGCTATCCAAGCCGAACAAATCGCGGATCGTATGATTAACCAAGGCAACATTGACCGCTCTGAAGTCGGTCAACTCGTTGCCTACATCGAACGCGCTAAACAGGCCGGTATCGGCCTCGACACTCTCTTGGGACTTATCTCCAAGAAAAAAGCGGGAGGACCTTTTCCCAAAATACCGATGAAATCTAACAACTTCTCCACCACTGGATCTTACAGAGGACGCTAAAATGACCCCGCTCAAAACAACTGACCGCATTCGCACCCAATTCTACCCCAAAGGCGAAAGCCTCACCCACCAATCCATGAAGGATGAATGCGATATCAACCGCATCATGCTGAAATGGCAAAAAACCGGCGTGATTGATCACGCCAAAACCTTCGAAGGCCAGTATGCCGACTTCACGCACGTCACCGGCGACTATCAGGAACACATGAACGCCGTGATCCAAGCTAACGAAATGTTCGGCACGCTGCCTTCAACCGTCCGAAAACGGTTCAACAACGATCCCGGCGAATTCCTGGAATTTGTCGGTGATCCTTCCAAC